TGTTTACAATTAACGTCAACAGGATTAACACTAAACTTTGGTTCTGGTATTGGTACGGCATCGACTACTTACACATTTACACAAGATACATGGTACCATATTTGTGTTGTGTTCCCTACAGAAGGGACAACTCCTCAATACAGAGACTATATTTACATCAACAACCAACAAATGACTTTAACCAAAACTTACTCTACAAACCCTTACATTACGTGGGCAGCACCAAACTGGGACAGTCAAGGTTGGCGATTCGGGTATGGTGAAGCATCTGGTAGTATACCTGGACCCGCGGGTACGTTTATGGGAATGATGATTTTTAACATAAATTGGGGACACAACGGATCCGGCTCCCATATTAAAAACTATTCATACAATAACGGTTCACCATCCGAGTGTTTATCTGTCGGTGGTGATGCATTCATACAAAATAAATTAAGTATAGGGAGTAACTTATCCCCATCAAAAACGTTGGAAGTTACAGGTAATGTAAATGTAATTTCAGGTAACATTTACCAAAATAATAATTTACTTTGGCCAGCTACATCTAGTGGTGTAGACATTTACCAAACATCAAATGTTGGTATAGGTACATCTACCCCGGGAGTACCTTTAGATATCAGTTATAGTTCAGGTACAAACGGAATACAGTTAACGTCAGGTAGTACATCTCAGAATAGTATTATACAAGTAAAAGTGGATGGCGGTGGTACCGGTGACCCACTATTATCGTTATCGTGTGCAGATGGATCTGGTTCGGCTTGGTGTGTGGGTATAGATAATAGTGAGAGTGATAAGTTCGTAATAGCTAATGATGAGAATAATTTGGGAACGACATCATCTCAATACATTACATGTGGAAGTAATGAAATAGATCTAAAAAAGAGAATCTTAATTAACGGGAACTCGGGTACCGACGGTCAAGTTCTTACGAGTGGTGGTTCATCAGGTTCGGTCGCGTGGGAAGACGCGAGTGGTGGTGGAGGTTCGAGTCCTTGGACAACGTCGGGATCAGATATTTATAGAAGCTCGGGTAAAGTTGGTATAGGAACTACAAGTCCAAATGCCGAACTCGATGTTGACGGTCACATTCACTGTAACTCTATACAAACTGGTTTAGCACGATATGAAAAACATTTAGTTAAGGGGAACCTAATAAAACTGTATTTTACTAACGCAGGTTCAAGTACACCAACTACACAATCTGAAATGGATACGTATTTCGAAATTCTAAGTTCAGGTACTAAATCATTAAGTAGACCACAACACACGGCCGCCAGTTTGGATACTACATTTGCCGAAACATTTGAAGGTTATTTAAAAGTAACTACAGCTGGAACGCACCATTTCGGTTTAAATAGTGACGATGCTTCAGATATGTACATAAACGGTATTCAAGTCGCTTATTGGTACAGTGGACATGGTCATAATAGTACACTCACAACCCCCGGTGGAACCACAGGTAGTATATACTTGAAAACTGGGTACCATAAAATATTCGTACGGTTTCAGGAAAAAAGTGGTGGTGAAGCGTTATATAGTCTTTGGAAAGAACCAGATGGTTCTGCTGACGGTTTGACTGACTGGGATCACATACCAACGGATAACTGTTTTTACGATCATATACGGTACCATTAAAATTTTAACTAAAAAAACAAAATCACATTTACCATGCTGAAAAAAGCAGGATGGTAGATGGTTTATCACTCACTTTTTACCTGGAAGTGAGTCCATGACCGCGAGTGCTATAACACCCGCGATAAAGAACATGACAACGAAATTACACTCGGTATCGTCCTCGCCAAGAACCGAACGTTTTTTTGTTTTATCCGGTTTTTGTAACCTTGACTGAGGAAAAACATCTTGTCTTCTCGAAGGTAACTCAACAGGATCTTCGTCCAAAGGACAATACCCTATCATTTATACTATCATTTATAAATTAATTTCGACTGACTTTTTCTTTTTCCCACCACCTCTTTTTGACTTGGTCTGGGTAACTTTAACTTCCCTAACTTCACTATCATCTTCACCCCTTTCCTTGGTATCACCGACTGGTGGTTCAGCAATATCGGAAATATCGTCCTCGATATCGATTTCATCGGTTAATGGGTTTTCTACTTGGGGTATATTCGTCGTATTCATGGGTGGTTGGGGTGGCATCATGATATTACCCATGAGACTCGAAATGTCAAATCCTGGGCCCTGCATTTCTCTTCTCCCATTTGCATCCACTTTCTCTTCACCCTGTTGTTGCGACTTAGGAACTGTGTTCTGAACGGCCGACATCATATTCTGAACCAATCCTGGATTCTGTTTAATCACGTCGTTCATATTCGGCATCACCGATTTAAACATACTATTCGTCAAATGGAACATCATTGCCGATCCACCAAGCATCATAATAAGTTTAACTTCGGGTGCAACGTGCATTTTCGTTCTATATTTCACATATAACTCCTCAAAAACTTCATCATAATCGTCAACATTTTCCATAACGTTTTCTGACCAACCGTCGAGTTGGATTTCAAATGGGTTATATTTCTTATTCATAAACTCAAGTCCCGTCGTACAAGCAATGAGCATACGTCTCGAAAACTTTATCGATTTATCAACATCGATACTATACGTAATTCGCTTAACCTCAGTTCTAAGTTCATCTATTGGAGAATATGCATTCAAACGTTTATTTACGGTAAACCCCTTCTTTTCTAATCGACCAAGTTTATTCACGAGATCGGCTTTTTCCTCATCTATGTTTTTAAATCCAGGTGAAGGTTGTTCTTCTTCCATATATCCACCACCTCCTCCTCCACCACCCGCATACTCGTACCCCTGTTGTTCCGGTTCGTCTTCATATTCACCATAATCCATAACTTCTTCCGGTGGGGGTACAGAAGGTGGATTTTGTTTATTCGGGTTCGCAAACGAGTCCATATCTTCCTGGAAAAATTGTGTTGGTGGAGGAGTATATTGAGTTTTCATAGTTTTTTGTATTTGCTTTTTTACAGGCTGGGATCTTGGAATATCAATTTCGATCTCATTCATTAACGCCTGTTCGCTATCGTCCAATTTCATAACATTTGTGTCACCTCGATTTAGGATGATCTCACCGTCCATTAATCTTTATATTGAAACTATTCTAATTTCTTTAACGCACTTTATAAAAAAAATATTTACTCAATACAAATGAAACTTAACGCTACTAATAAAAGTACACTCAAATCAATTGTGATTATATTCTTAATTTTGTGCGCGCTCGGCGCCTTAAGAACAAGTGGTTACCAACCAGTTGAAATTGAAATGGTAAGTGACAAATCTCTTTTCGACCAGGAGTCCAGGGAAGATTGTCTCGATACAGCCTACTATTCCGATAGTCGAGGTGGAATTTGTGGGGGTCAAAAAGTAGTCAAGGACCAAGCGAGTTATAAGATGAAGTAAAATCTCCAGTATATATAAATGGCTTTAGTGACTAGTCAATCTACTTTACCCGATTTCGAACACGAGTATCATACAGTTATAGTTGATACCATTTCTGATTCAATTAATAAGCAAAAATTTACATCACACTTTCCAACACCACTCGAAAATATAGTCCAGGTTCAATTAATAGCAGCTCATATTGATAATCACGACGCGAGTGAACTCATTCACCTCAAAATTGATGAGTTGAAAACTATTTTTTCTCAAAGAGGAAAAACAGATCTTAATACATCCACTGATAATATGATCAACGGCGTTTTCGGAACCCTCGTAACAGATGGAACAGATCGCATTGTTTTTAAAAATGAATACCCAGTTATTCAACAATATTTTAACCCAATTCGTAAACTCGATAGATTAAATGTCGAAGTATTAAAAGAAACTGGTGCGGCTGTAACATTTTCATCTGGAGAAACCTGTTTAATATTTAGATTCGTCTGCAAAAATAAGAACCTGCCCTATTAATTATTTCAGGGCGTTTTCGTACGTATAATTTAAACCTCCTATTAATATAAATGTCTTCTGGTGTTGTTCAACTTATCGCCATTGGTGCTCAAGATAAATACATAATGGGTAACCCAGAAATTTCATTCTTTAGCTCAACTTTTAAACGGCATTCTAATTTTTCACAATCCATAGAAAAACAAACGATACAAGGAGTTGTGAATAATAACGCTATGTCATCGATCAAATTCCCACGATCAGGTGACTTATTAGGATACACGTATTTCACATTAGATGATAATACACAAGCACTCGATATCCAAAACTGGGAAAACGTTATAGATAAGGTCGAATTACTCATTGGTGGTCAGGTTATAGATACCCAAGACGCAGCTTTTACCGAAAAAATAGCCATAGATACGTTCGCAACGAACGTTTCTAAAAGTTCCAACGGTACACACCCAGGTGTAAGCGCACGTTCGTACTTTTACCCGTTACGCTTTTTCTTTTGTGAAGGTCCACAGTGTGCCTTACCAATGATTGCTTTACGATACCATGAAGTCGAATTACGTATTCACTGGGGATCACAAGCAAGTAATTATAACGTCGAGTGTTATTCAAATTACTATTACCTTGATAACGAGGAACGTGGTAACATAGTTTCGAGAAACCATAACCTTCTCATTACACAAGTTCAAAAAAGTATTCCTTCTGGAGAACTTACACAAGAACTTACGTTTAATCACCCCGTAAAATACCTCGCGTGTTCGGATACGACCGTTGAAGGTGCACTAACGTCCGCGAGTAACAAGGTTAAATTAGAAATTAACGGTCTCGATATAGGTCCTTATAAATGGGGAAAACCGCACTTTATGGAAGTTCAGAACTATTACCACACACAATTCGTAACGTCCCCCGATTTCTTTTTATACTGCTTTTGTCTTTCGACGAGTTCACTCCAGCCGACAGGAACGCTCAATTTTAGTCGATTAGATTCAGCAAAAATACACAGTCAATCCATGATAATTAACGATCCGATATATGCCGTGAATTATAACATTCTCAGAATAGAAAATGGAATGGCTGGTCTCATATACGCCAATTAAAAATACTTACATATATTAAATGGTTAAAAACATACCTACCATCGAACGGTCTACCAAAATCCGGTTTGGTAAACACGTTTCAGATAGCCAGGCTGAAAACACGATTGTTTTCAATGCGTCTAATACTGAAATTAGTACACCCAATTCAGGGTCCATTTATATGTCACCTCTCAGAGTTGAAGACGTGCAAAATGCAAACTTTTTTGCATATAATTCAACTACAAAGGAAGTTGTAGATTCGGGTGTTAAAACATCCCTTTTAGGTGGTATTACTCTTGACGAAGCAGTTAATAGAGGTAACACAACATCCAATATAGTTGAATTTAATAACGTAATAACATCTTTTGTTACGTCGTCGAACGTTGGTATTTCAAATAGTGCACCCACACACGCCCTTTCCGTAAAGGATAAAATTTTTATGTGTGGTTCAGGCACTACTTTACTAGAAGTTAAAGGTACATCTAAATCAGAAAGAATTATATCTGGTACGAATATTACCATTGATGGTGTTCAAACTGGTACTAACCCAGCTTATATTACAACCGGTGGGAGGACACACTCGACGAGGTTTACAGGGACCACCCTAGGATTGGCAGGTAACCTAGTACCAACAGATACCATAAGTTTAGGAAACGATCCAAGTTCTGTTAAAATAAACGTTCCAACACAATCAACGAATGCGTTTTGGACATCGGGTAACGTTTATGCTCAAAAATACCTTGGTGACGGTTCACTTTTGGATAATATTACACTAGAAAACGTTGCTAACAGAACAAATGGTAACATTGTATCTATACCAATTCAATATTCAAATATAATAACAAGTATTACAACTCTAGGTAACGTACAGGTAGATACAACACACGGAGCGTTTTTAGGTAAAATTGCAGGGTCTAATGCAATTTCAGCGAGTACAATTACAACAGAAAATGCCATTGCATCTACGAGTGGTGGTACGGGCCACAAATCAATAGCAAAAGGTGATATATTATTTGGTGATCACGCTAGTGATAATACTTGGGGAATATTACAATTGGCATCCGATGATTCTGATAGAGGTAAATATTTAAGAATAGGAAAAACGGGTGAGTCTAACGAAGATACACCATATTGGGACGACGTTTCCTCGAACCTCGAATCGATCGTAAGTAATGGACCAGCAACCGCAAACATTACATCAAATACCATTCAATTTGACAATCCAGCAACAAGTTTAACAACCACGGGTAACGTTATCGTAGGAACAAACGTTTACGCAGCAGAATTTATAAGTACAAATACTCCTATTGCATCTACAAGTGGTGGTACGGGACACAAAATAATCACAAAAGGTGATATATTATATGGTAATCACGATTCTGATAATACTTTAGGAAGATTAACAAGAGCGGGAGATGATTCTGATAGAGGTAAATTTCTTAAACTTGGGACTAATGATATACCCACATGGTCAGAGGTTTCTTCAAACCTTGAATCTATCGTAAGTAATGGACCTGCATCCGCAAATATTACATCAAATGTACTCCAATTTAGTCAAGGTATACAAACCAAAGATATAACGATTGGAAGTGGTAGTCAAATAAGTGATACGTTTATCCCGTATTTAGACTCGGGCTCAAAGTTACTCCAAAGTAGTAAAATAAGTTACAATGTTGCCGATAAAATTACAAGTATATCATCAAACGTCGTTATTGGTGGTAACTTAACAGTACAAGGTAATACTTCACACGAACACGTAACAGATCATTTTATAACGGATAAGATATTCGCAGTTTCACACGGAAATGATCAGGTATCAGGTGGAGACACTATGGATATGGGTCAACACATGGCAAGACCAACCGCAAACGTATTTGCGGGTTACTTAGGTGCAGCTTCACCAGAGGAATATACGATATGTTTTACCACAGATGCATCTACAGATACGACTATTACACCAAATAACGGGACTAGTGATGAATACATTACCGCAAATGTTTGGGGTAACGTTTTAGCGGGTAACGTCACAACAACGGGTAAAATAACAGCAGATTCAATTAAAATAGAAAATGCTGCAACAGGTTTAGAAACCACAGGTAACATCATTGTAGGAACAAACGTTTACGCAGCAGAATTTATAAGTACAGATACTCCTATTGCATCTACAAGTGGTGGTACGGGCCACAAAACAATAGCAAAAGGTGATATATTATATGGTGATCACGATAGTAATAATACTTTAGCAAAATTATCAAGAGCGGGAGATCATTCTGATAGAGGTAAATATTTAAGATTACACAGTACAAACGATATACCGTATTGGGACGACGTTTCCTCGAACCTCGAATCGATCGTAAATAATGGACCTACATCTGCAAACATTACGTCAAACGTCATCCAGTTTACAGGGGGCTTATATACGGGTGATAATATTACGATTAATACCGATAAGAAAATTGATTACACAACCGAACTTATACTTAAATCGTCTGCAGGATCAAGACAATCGTTTAAAGTTGAAAATGCGATAAAACTCGATCCAGACTGGGCAGAACCGGCAGCTACGACAAACGTATTAGCTATAAAATACGATGGTAGTGATGGTATAGAAATTTTTGATTCGGGGGGTAAAGGTGGTTCAACATTCGATAACATTCACGAAAATGCCGCAAATGTGACTATAGGTCCAGGTCCCGCAGGAGGTCCAAGTGGGGTTTCTAACCTAACAATTAATACCTACGAATCTAACGTACTCACGGTAACTGGTAATATATCAGCCGATAACATTACTATAGGTGCTCTTCACGTCGCCGCATCACCGTTCAATTTGGATGACGTGTGTTCATCAGGTGCAGGTGCAAATGTTACTTCAAATATTGTTCAGTTTACAGGAGCATCGAACGCGGTTGTTATAACAAATAACATTAAAATAGGTGCAGATGCACATATAGGAAACGATGCAAACATAGCAAACGATGTAATTGTAACAGGTAATGCCATTTCACAAAACCTTCAACTCACAAATACAAAAATAACAGCTACGTATGATCAATCAACGACGAAAATAACCATAGATGCGTTAAATAAAAGTTACGGGGCAGCCGAACTCGTCACCGTAACCGCAGATATTGATAAACTTGATATAAGTAATTTACCCATAGGTGGTCAAGTCGTCATACCACTCTTAGCATCAAGTACTGATGTAAAAGTCTTGAAAACAATAACAGAGGGTATCGATTACATTGCATTTACAAACGATGTTTCCATATCATCAGGAAGTCATGGTCTTATGACCGTGTCTAAATTGGGTGTATCACCAGGTAAAATTTACATGAATGCAATTGCATTTACAGCAGCGTAAATTATTTTTTTTTGAATCTTTCATATTATACATGGGCTTAAAAATAAAAAACCTTAGTATAATATAAAATATGTCTGGAGGTATTGCTCAACTCATCGCAATCGGTGCCCAAGATGCACACATTGTCGGTCAACCCGAAGTTTCCTTTTTCAGGTCTAACTATAAACGTCACACAAACTTTGCCCAAACTGTCGAAAGACAAGTTGTTCAGGGCAACCCCGTTACTGGTGGTATGTCCACCGTTAGGTTCGAGCGTAAAGGTGATATGCTCGGATACGTCTACGTTGCGAGTAGAGCAAACGGAACACCGAACTTGAAAGACTATGTCAGCAAAGTTGAACTTTTGATCGGTGGTCAAGTCATCGACACGCAAGAATCTGAATTTATGACCGATCTTGCGCCAGTTGTGATGAATCAAACCAACTCGAGACAAGCCTATGACGCGGAAACAAATTATTTCGTACCACTCAGGTTTTCGTTTTGTGAAAACGCCCAATCCGCGCTCCCATTGGTCGCCCTTCAGTACCACGATGTTGAATTGAGAATTACATGGGGAACACTTGCTGTTGAAGATATGGAAGTCTACGCTCAATTCATCCACCTCGATACGGATGAACGCACATCCTTGTCCAATACACCACAAAACATGCTTGTTACACAAACCCAAAAAGCTATTAAATCGAAATCGGGTACACAAGAACTTAGTTTCAATCACCCAGTGAAATACTTGGTTGCCAAAAACACAACTGGTGCTCTCACGACTGCTAAGATGAAATTGCAAATTAACGGTACGGACGTTTCCGATGCCAAGTCTGTCAGACCACACTTTACATACACACCAGTTTACTACCACACGCAAAACGCCGCGGCGAATAACAAAGTTTTATTGGTTCCATTCTGTCTCGATACGTCCAAGCTCCAACCAACTGGTTCGCTCAACTTCAGTAGACTCGATTCTGCGAGACTCGTTATTGAAGGCGACGACACGTTTGAAGACAATGTCTACGGTGTTAACTACAACATCCTCCGTATCGAAAACGGTATGGGTGGTTTGATGTACTCGAACTAATTTAATTTAGCCACTTATTATAAATGTTCTGGCAATTAGTTTTTTTACTAGCTTTTATTTTTATTATTACATACGATCCTAAGTCCGGAACTTTGAATCATCTCGTCGACCAGAAACAACAAAAACCCACTCAAAACGCGGAGTGTAAAGAAGGTCATTTCCAGGAGATTCAATTTGCTCAACAAGGGTACGAGTGTCCCAAAGAAAAAGGTTCTCACATGGGTGCGATTATACATACTTAAAAACATGATTGTAAAACTTAATATATAATGTTTACTTTTGATCGTGAAACCGTTACAGCAATCGGTGTTTTGTTATGCATAGCATTAACTTTGTACATGTATAAAGAACTCAAAACAACTAAAGAAGAAATGGAAAATGTTAAGGGGTTTAATGGAAAATTAGCTTCATTTTTATCCAGACCAGCATTTCCCAGACCAGAAAAATCTCAGTGTCAAATCCCAACTAAAAAAACAACAGAAAATGAAACCCAAGTAGCTAAAGAAATTGATGAAAATCAAGATAGCGAAGAAGAATCTTCAGAATAATCATCTCGCTAAATTATAACTTGCAAATGCGCAATGAAGAAATATAAAGCCATTGCTATTCCCGTAACATTTACGGGTTCTAAACCAAAGTTTCTAACTGTTCGAGATCGAAGATTCAAAGATTGGATTTTCGTGACAGGAGGGTGTAGACGCAGAGAAATACCAAATCCCATACGATGTGCTTTAAGAGAGCTCGAAGAAGAAACCAGGGGAGTAGTTTCACTTAAAAAGGGTGAATACTCAGATTTTAAGTTTATAGTAAAAGAAAGCCCAGGGGTCGATTTAGAATATAACGTGTTCATATTTTTCGTAAATTATACACAACAGGAACAGGGTGACCTCATTAAAAAATTTAACGATGAAAAAATGAAAACAAATTTAAAAAAAATACAAAAATTACCAATTAAACGAACATTTGACGAAAATGATTTTATGAATTTTGAAACTTTAACTGAATTTAACACAAAGAAACAGTGGGATAGAATAGTAAAAAACGTACTCAATAATCCAGAGTTTTACGCGTGTGTAACTTCTTTGAATAGAAAAACCTTTTCTATTAAATAATGAAGTCTAAAGCTTATATTTTATCGCAGATAAAAGAACTCCTTATTGAAAGACACGGATATACCAGTGAAAAGGCAGAAAGGTATGCAGAACTTCATAATGAAGATAAAGTTTATGAACTTTTAGTACTTAAAAAAAATTTATCAGAACAGGAACAGTATCCAGAAGTTTCATTTAGAAAGTCAATTTGGCGTCACCATTACGATAGTGATTAATGAATATAAAAAAATAAAACTAATAATTGGTAAGTATACATCATGTTTAAACAATGGTGTAGAGAACAGGGTTTCTCAAATGGATCCAATTTATCACATGTGCTCATGGACGGTGGTGTCCTTTCCGTGCCATTTGATAGATTGAATGATTTTTACGAAAAGTACGTAGAAGGATATAATAATGGTGAAAAAATATTCGTCGTTGAACAGAAAACAGATAATTATAACTTTTTTGTAGATCTCGATTATAAAGATGAAGATGAAATGTCATTTTCTGATCTCGAAAGTGTGTGTAGAGTTATATGCGATAAGGTTTCGAAATTCGGTAGTAAAGAGGCCTTAATTTCCGTAGCGGAACCAAAACCGGTAGGTCACCTTATAAAAACGGGTGTTCATATAAATTGGCCAGGTTTCGTTGTTAATAGATCATCGGCATTAGCAATTCGTCAACACGTCATAAACACATTAAATTTGGTATATGGGTCGAAAGATTGGAGTGATATAGTTGATATATCTGTATACGGTAGTTCTGAAAGAAAAACTAAAGGAAGTGGGTTTCGTATGCCATGGTCACACAAAAAAGGTAAACACGAGGCGTGTTCGGGTCAGGGTTGTGTAAAATGTAATCACACAGGTAAAGAAACACAAAGTGAATATAAACCCATTTTTATATACAGATTTGGACCTTCTAGTATGTTAGAGGCAATAGAAGGAAACATAGCAAATGTTAAAATTATGCAAATGGCAACATTAAGAACAGAAAGAGATGATCCAGTCATAATTGAAGGAAGTGTAAAAAAACAAGAAGGAGATTTTACAACAACCGAAATAAAAAACGAGTTCAAAGATCAGGAAGCTATTAGTCTTATAGAAGAATTTGTAAGAAAAAATTTAGAAGGTCAAAATTTATCAAGAATAACAAAAATTTATGAAAATAAAAACCAGTTTCTTGTTTCAACAAATTCATTTTATTGTGAAAATAAAAAATGTAATCATAATTCTAATCACGTATGGTTTCATATATTAGGAGATACTATAGCACAAAAATGCTTTTCAACTACGGATACAATGAGACATTTTGGGTTTTGTAAAGATTTTACAGGGAAAAGGCATCAATTATCACCAAAAATCAAAAAGGCACTTTACAAAGAAGGTAAAATAGAAAAGTATATGCAGAAATTACCTAAACAAGTTGATACCAACACAAAAATAAGTGAAAATGATATTAAAACGCTACTAAACAAGTTTATTTTAAAAAATATATTCGAATTACAGACAGAATGTAAAATAGAAAAAATTGATAAGAAAAAGGGTATAAAAAAATATTTAATACATACCAACTACACGTGTCCAGAATGTAAAGAAATTAACGTGAATTTTGAAATAGTAAAAAAGGTATTAGAACAAAAGTGTAAATGTGATTGTCGTAAACATTTACTCACAGATAAAATAGCAACTAAATTATAGAATGATAGCTCTTTTACTATTGGCACTTGTAATTTACACAATATCTACTCTACTCAAAAAAGAAACAAATACAACCGATATACAAAATATAATAAAAGAAACCCATAAATACTCAGGAATAAATCCAACAGTTTATAAAGAATTTATCGCAAACATAAACATGGCTTTAGAATACAGAAGTCATGTTGAAGTATCAAAAAAGTTACTAACTCGTGCGATTAACAATTTAGAAGAAATAGGACTTAATGTCGTATCAGGAGACACAGATATTCAGGATAAATTACATGATTTATCCGTTAAAATTGTAGTACACTTTAATGAATTACACATTAGAGAAGAAATTAATCAATTAAAGGAGTAAATGAGTAAAATACTTAAAAGAATTGTCTACTATTAATCTATAATGTCAAACGGTGTTAGAACTCGATCAGGAAGAATTTCAAAAAAGCCTCAACGCTTAGAATTAAAAGAAGATGTAGAGGATGATTTTAGAGAAGACGAATATAATTCTGACGTAGATTTACTCCAAAGCGATGACGAAGATTTTTGTACAGATGATGAAGAAGATGATGAAGACGAGGAAGAAGAAGATGATGATTTATCAGATGGTGATGAAAATGGTAATTTAAAAGGTTTTGTTGTTGAAGATGAAGATGACGACGAAGATTTCTCAGATGAAGATGAAGATGAAGATGAGTAATAACTGGCTTAAAAAAATAAATTTAAAATTTATAAATGGAATCGGACGTAGGAACACCAATACAATACAATGCAGATGAATATAAGGACACGTTCTCTAACGAAAGTGAAGATATTCAACAGGAACCGGAAAATAACGAACAATATTATATTCCGCCTCCACAAGTTTACGCACATCACCCACATCAAATGCAACATGAAAAAAACGATATATTTTCAAATTTAGATAAAACTGGGTATATTATAATTTTTGTAGCTTTTTTACTTGGTTTTTTCATGGGTAAAACTATGCAACCAGTTATTTTGAGACCGGGATAGGTTTTCCATGTATCCAATATGTATTGGAAAGTTGTGCTTGTAGACCTTTAAAATCACCCAATTCGCCGTATCCCGTTTCCGTAAAATACGCCCGGCTTACGACGAGTGGATCTGTGACTGTATCATAAATAACATCAGAAGCAGTAACTTCCTGAACTTCACCTTCGTCTGAGTTCGAAGGTTTTTTTTTTAAATCTGACGATACCGTCTCTGTATCTGTTTTACTTTTTTTATCTGTATACAATCTGAAAAGTAAACCAACTACAACTAATAATATAATAATGGTGATTATGTTCAATGTAATACTCAACATACTTATATTTATATAACAAAATTAATTAATTTAATATTTATTGTTCAGGTTCGTCGTTTTCATTATTTTTTGACGTAACTTCCTCTTCTTCACCATCGTCAGTCTTTTCTGTTACCTGAGCTTCAACCGAATTTTCAACTTGTGATTTTTTAGCTTCCTTTTCGATAGCTAACTGTTCAGCATCATGTTTTTGCATGGCCTCAACTGATTCAAATTCTCGTTCCTTAGCCTTTTTTTCCAATTCTTCCCTAGCCTTCTTTTCATTTTCCTCAATTTCCTTCAATACCTGTTCATCGTCATGCTTTTCCATATCTTCAACCGATTCAAACCCTCGTTCCTTAGCCTGTTTCTCCTTGGCCTCTTTAGCATCCTTTTCGCGTTGTTCAGTTCTATCCTTAATTTCTTGTGCAACAATCGCATCCGCCTCCTTTACGAGTTCTTCCATATCCTCGTCTGGTTTTTCCTTTTGAAGACGTTCGAGAATTTCAGCTGGGTGACTGATCGGAGCCTCGTCTGGTTTCGTATAAAATTTAGAATTCTCATCACCAGTCTTAAAATATGTATCGGAACCAGGTGCTTTAACAGCCGCCATATCACGCTTACGTTCGGCAAACATAGCTGCAGCTTGTGCTTGATTTTCCTTATACCCTTGCATGAGTTCCTCGAGCTTATTATCCGCGTAATGTGCATCCTCAATTTGAGCCGGGTCGGGTGGAATCAAGAGCCATTTATACATATCAACAACGTAAATATCAAAAGTCGAATCTTCTTTTTGAAGACGTTTAGCGTGAGACGCTGCTTCATCACGTGAGTTAAATGTACCTCTAATTTTAATTCCAAACTTATCGTTTTTTTGAGGTGCTTCTGGTCCAACTATGGAGAGACACGCAAAAAGCTGTCCTGGTACGGTTGTGTAATCTTGTTCGAGTGACATTTTATATATTGTAAAATAGGTTAAAAACTTTAAGCCTATTTTAAATAATATGAGTATACATAAGTGGTGGGATAAACAACCAGTTCCCCAAAATAATGTTATTAACGAAAAAGAAGGTGAAATAGATAAAATAAAATTTAAAAGTATAAAATTAGACGAACAATACGAATGGAGTACGTGTAATTTATATGAACTTCACGCGTTTCTAAAAGATCATTATCTTCGTGATTCTAATTACTATTTTGAATATGAATTGGAACTTTTAAAAATCGCAGTAAATGAAGATTGGATTGTAACTATTAGAAATAAAGAAACGAAAAAAATTGAAGGATGTATAACTGCTATTATTAGTAAAATTCGTATAAACAAAACAATTAAAAAAATGTTACAAATAAATTTTTTATGTGTCGATAAGAATTCAAGATCAAAGGGGTTTGCACCTTTACTCATAAACGAAATTACACGAAAGGCACATGATATTGATATTTGGCAAGCTATATACACGGCTTGTAAACGATTACCTACACCTTTTGCCAACGCGAGAACTTGGCATAGACTCATAAATGTAAAAAAATTGTATAAAGTGGGGTTTTCATCAGATTCAAACGAGCGACCTCATAAACTAATTGGTAATAGTTATTTAAGAGACATGACGAGAAAAGATGTACCTAGAGTAACGCGAATGTTAAAAAAATACTTCGAACAATTTAAAATATCTATAGAGGTGGATGAAACATATGTGAGAAAGTGGTTACTACCACGTGAAAATATAATTTATTCGTATTTGAGTGACGACGAAGATAAATTCGTTTGTTTCTGTAGTCTTCCTTATATACACGAAAAATCAGGTATAAAAATCAACCAAGCTTTTAAATTGTATAATATTGGTGATTCTTTAAAAGACGCAATAATGATGGCGCGTAACCGAGGTTTCGATGTATACAACTGTACAGATATAGGTGTAGACGAAGAAGAACTCGTTAAACATAAATTTGTGAAAGGGACGGGTGATAATAATTACTATTTATGGAACTGGAAACTTAGTGAAGAAATTAAACCTAAAGATATTGGATTTACATTAATTTAAAATTTAGGTTTCTGTTTCTATAAAATGTGATTATTTTTTTGGTTTTGAATTAGAGTTAAATTGTAATCGTCTTCGTCGTTGTTTAGATTTTTCCTTTTCTTGTAATATTTCCTTTATTAATTTATTAAAAGATACTGTTTCAAGTTTTGTATTTGGTTTTTTAACTTCTTTTCTTTTATTTTGCTTATTAGGAGTTCCCGCGATGAAAGAACTTTTAGGTGGCATTTATATAAACCAATATTATTTATTAAAATTTAATATGAACCTAACCTCCAAGAACCATTAGATGAAAAAGATATATATTTTGAAGTATTATATGTTAAGGTAATGTGGTTTTTATCTTTATACTCATCGTAAGCTTCTGAAAACATTGCGTTTGCACCAATATATAATACATCATAATCTGATTTGACTTCTAAAGTATTTAAATTTTTCCATGATTTTTTAATACAATAATCTAAAAATTTATCTTTAGGAAATGCTGAAAAGCATTGATTCGCAACACGAACTAACTCTTCCGGTTTTCCTTTTCTAATTGGTTCATTTTTAATTTCATTAGCATATTTTTTATTTAGAATAGATTCTACAAATAACCGTGTATTTTTATTCTGGGGTGGTGTAAAGCATTGCAAATTAACTTTTTGTTTACTATCATATTGCCAGTAAATACCACCGTAATGATAAACTACTAATAGTCTAAAAAAATCTACTGCTTGTGTTGGATGCTTAATTTTATCCCAAATTTCATTATACATTGGATAAAATTCATTTGTGAATTTTTTTATTTTAGACAAAGTCCATAATTTAATATTATATTCGGGGTTATCTTTTTTAAATTTATAAAAAAAAGATTGATCGAAGTCCATCTCATCTGGCTTTAATGTTCCTGTTGTTCTTTCCCAAGGAAAATAAATCAAATGTACAATCTTAGGAAAATTTTCATTTGTAATCTGATAAGGTTTATTAAAAAAGCCAAAAAACTTTTGTTTAACGAAGTCTTTAGGACTTAAGTATTTGTATAATGAAAAAATGACACAAAAAATAATTATAAGAAAATAAATATAATTTTTTCTAACTTCTTTAAACATCATATATAATTACATTTTATTTATTTTTTATAAAACTGTTAATCATACGATTTATTATTTTATTATTTTCTTTTGTATTACGGTTTTCTTCTTCCTTTGCCTTCTTATTAGCTTCTTTCTTTGTCTTCTGCGCTAATAGAAATGCTAGTTTCCTCTCTAATTCTTTAATTTTTTTCATTTTAGCCTTATTATTCTGTGATAGTGAAAGAGAATTTCGTTTTGATGTAGAATAATTAATAATTTGATTACCAAACTTTTTATGATAATTTTCACGTCTATCTTGTAGAGTTGGTTCTCTAATCGCGGATCCTTGATTATTAATTTTTTTTGTTGTTTTTTTAAAAAAATTTTTAATGTTAGTTTGTTTTCTCCTCTTTCCGTTATACATATCATTATTGTAACTTCCTATTGAACACGAACATGCATTAGAGTTTTTAACTACACTTTTTGTTGGTGATTCCTTGATACTTTTAACAGTTTTTCTTTTGGGTGCCATTTATATAGTCTGATATTTTATTATAAGACTTAGTTTACTCGTTTAAATTTACTAATTTTCTGTCAATATGTTTAAAGAATATATTCATATTTAATCATATGGAATTTAAAACTATAACATCTGATGATAACCCATTTTTAAATGTGGCTGTAGACGATTGTCATTTAGACCTCGTATACGGATTAATAAGGAGTCATAAACCTGATAATGTTTTAGAAATGGGTGTAGGTAGTGGTAAAACTACTGTAGTTTTAATAAAAGCTCTTAAAAAAAATGAAAATTTAAAAAAATTGACATTGGTTGATAATTGGATCGATTGGAAAGGTAATAAACCTACACATATTCAGGAACTGGAAGAGTATATCGATATCGTCGAGTCTGACGAAAAAGAATTCTTATTCTCGTGTAACAAATCGTTTGATTTTATTTTTTCTGATGCAGATCATTGGAATACCGATAAATGGTTTGATTATGTATACGATCGTATTTTATCCAGTAACGGAATTCTTATTTATCATGATGTTTCTCGAGAAGAAATCTTTCGAAAACACAACAAGACTGAAATCAGGTTTTCAAATTTAGAAAATATTTTAATAAAGTGTAAACAAAGAGGTATATCGCACGTACATTTAGATAAATGTTCTACACCCGAGGAAAGATGTTACAGAGGATTTCTTGTTATTTTCAAATCACAATTGCAAAATATAACAGTATCGAATAATAATTTATTAGTTAATAATTAAATCTTGTACATTAATAAATGGTTATAGCGACAACGTTTTTTAACCATATTAACATTAAGGGTGTTGTGGAATTTGAAGAAAAGGGAGGTAAAGTTATAATCAGAGGGGTATTAAAATCAAATAAGTACAAAAATAGTTCGCACGGGTTTCATATACACGAAGCAGGTGATCTAACTGATAAATGTATGGGTGCGTGTGGGCACTTTAATCCATATAATAAAAAACACGGAGGTCCTAACTCTAAGGAAAGACACGTTGGAGATTTGGGTAATATTCATTTTGATGGACGTGGTAACGCCACTTTTAGAATGGTAGATAATTTAATAAAATTAAGAGGAACTAAAGCTAATATAATAGGAAGGTCTTTGGTTATACACGAAGGTATGGATGATTTAGGTTTAGGTAATCATAGTGATAGTTTAACAACTGGACACGCCGGTAAAAGAATAACGTGTGCAGTTATTGGTTATTCAAAAAGAATGTGTAATAAACCTTAGTAACTCCATTTAAAAAAGAAAACCCATTACAGATAAATGGAGGAGATACGAAAGTACCATAACGAGTCTAAGCGTCTCCTCATCCAATC